TACATGACCACCCTGTGGTGTATAGGATATATCACTAGAATCAGGTATATGAGCAGTATCTAAGCAAGCTTCAAACCATCTAGCAGTCTTTAACGGGTCACCTACTTCACTAGATGTACCACCTAATGTATAAGACGTAGCTGCTGTTGCGTCTGTTATATATTCATGTTTAGATAGAATATATGTAGACCCTTGAAGCGTTACAGTATAAAACTTACCTCCAGTATAGACAGCATGTTGTATAGCACCTGTAACAGTCCAACTGTAAAAGGCTGATTGAGGTCTTCTGTTACCTACATTATAAAGCTTATAATGATAAAAATTAGAACTACCTTTTTTAGCATAAGATGTTATACCAAGACCAGTTGAATTAGTAACTAGAGTTATATCACTAGGTATATACTCAGGAGCTACTCGTGTTAATTCATCTATTTTGGGCGGTACATCATCATCAACAATAGCTATTTCATAAGCTCTAGAATAAGCAGCTACAGTATTGACAAACAATAAAGAAACGCCAAGGTCTACAGGGTCTATAGTTGGATCACATTCATAGCTTGATACTTTTTTAATTCTAGCAGTACTAGGGCTGAATATATCAGATTCTGTGAATAATAAAAATTGTGCATTATCACTAAACAAAGCTACCCCTTTCTGGTTAGCTAATGCGTGGTGTATAAATGCTGGTTTTAGATCTGATACAGTAATATCGACTGGGTTATCATCACTAGTTGCAATCGACGATACAATAAAGAAGTTAAAATAATCAGATGGTCTGCTTAAAACAACCTGCTCATCTGCAATTAACCCTAATCTATTTCGGTGGAAAAATATTTCCTGTATATTTTTACCAAGAAAAGTTGGGAAGGGGTTTGTTGTTTTATCACCTACTACTCTATCTTTCCAGTAGTTATCATTATCAGCAGCTTGTGCTGTAGAAAGATCTAACTTTTTAAAAGTGAAGGTACCGTCTCTGTTATTAACCAAAGCGTGTGGCATGGTAGCAGGATCAAGACCTAACCTAACATAATCTGTAGTAATCGTAACGTTAGAGGAACTGATAGTCCCACTAGTTGTATCAACAACAGTAAAGGTGTTGGCACTTGGTACTGACGCTACAGTAAACAAACCATCTACAGCAGTTCCTGATGTGAAATCTAGATAGACTTTATCGTTGACACTGTGGCCGTGGCTTGTGAATGTAACTGTTATGGTTGTACCACTTCTCGTATAGGTTCCTGACTGTGCAGTTTTATCTAAATCATGCGGCCTAGCACACTCTTCCCATTTACCAGGACCTTGTACACCGTCATCTGCTAAGAACTTAACATAGTAATTATCAGTATCTACGTTATCTACATTAGAGACTTGGGTGATATACCCATGCTTACACTGTGCTGGTAATCTACTAATGTCTTGTGTAGTTTTACCTATCACCGTCATCCCTTCATTGATGGCACCACCTAAGAAGTTAAGGTTTTCAGCAGCAGAACCATATAGAAATAAACCACTACCAATCACTTCAGCAGTGACATTAGCAAGATCAGCATTAACAGAATCAAACAACCCTTTTAAAATATTAGCCATACTGGCTTTACCTTTATCAGGATTCTTCGGTGATTTATAAAAACCAATATTAGTAACACCTTCATAAGTAGTCACAGGTTCTACTGATACTACTTTGACTCGATAGCTCTGACCTTCAATAGTAAGATCTAAATACTGAGCTATAGCTTTATCATAATCACTAGTTTTAATTATACCACCGTCTTTTAAAGTAACTGCTGCTGTGTACCTAGTGTTATAGTCTTGAGTATATCCTAAAAAGTCAGTTGCTTGGCCTGAGCCATCACTGTCATAATTTGCTGTATTCGAGTCTATATATGCTTGAGCATTGACTGTTACAAAACCTTCAACATCTGTTATAGATGTACGGATAGTACAACTTGTGCCTGTGCTTATAGTACCACTAGCTGTGTCGGTTATAGTTAGAGTATTAGCATCAGCAACTGTTTTTACAACATACGTTCCATCTGTAGCTGCACCTGCTGTAGCATCAAACACTATAGTATCACCAACTGAATAGCCATGACTAGAAGATGTGATAGTAATAGTAGTACCACTTCTACCATAAGTACCTGCAGTAGTCGCTAATGTATGGTTATTACCACCACTAAATGAGAATTGACCTAGACCAGCATACCTACTATCTTCGTTAGAATCATCCCATGTGTTTCCATCACTAGTACCTTTCTGAACTTCAAGACCAGTTACACGATAATATGTCAGATTATCTGGTATGGTAGCTCCAGAGTATAATACGTACTCTGTGTTATAAGCAATGGTATCTAACCGTGCAAAAGAGTACTCACCTGAATGTAAAAGGCTGTTGGTACGTCCTGTACTAGCTACAGTCTTCTGTGGATTCGCGATTATTGTATAATCTTGTATGGTCTGTATAGCATAACTATCGGTTGCTCCACTTAAATATGCATAAATTGAGTCTCCTGAGCCATTGCTTACAGTCTTTTCTGTACCATCTGCTAAGTCCCATACACGTATTGGTACAGAACCTGTGTTAGCTGGTGTGATTTGTATTAAATATTTCTCATCCCCATCTCTTAGTATCTCAAACCATTGTCCAGTAGCGTTAGCGTTGGCTAGCTTATTAACATACTCCGCTGGAGGACGCTTCATCAAGCCAAAGGTTACATCAGGTACAGCATTATCGCATACCCTTAGCTGACCTGGAAATTTACTGGTATCGTCTTGTTGAGATACTCCTCCACTAAAATTTGGAATACGTTGATTGATAGCTGCCATTATCTATTAAGTACTTGATATGGACGGTAAGGATTTACAGAAGTTCTATACTGACTAGTGCTGAAAATATTATAATCAGCTTGTCTTGTATCATATTCTAAAGCTAATGATCTAGCTAAAGCTTCATCAGTTGCTAATGCTTCAGCTGCTTTAGGGTCTGAAACCATACGGTTAGAAGCTACTCTACAAGCTCTAGCTGTTACATAATCTTTAATAGCTGGTGGCATATCACCAAACTCAACCATCCAGATTATATCAGCATATAGTTTAGACTCACTAACATCTGCAAATTCAAAGGAGTGCTTATAGCGGTTATACAATCGCATTGTACCGTTATCAGATTTACGTATAACATCATAATCATCATGATGCTTGAATCGGTTTAAGTCTAATTCAAGTACGTTATCTGGTACGGTGACTTTATTATTACTATCTATTGTTAGTTCATACTCGAGTTCTGTATTAAACACCCAGCCTTCAGCCTGGACTTCACGGCAAACTTGCCGGAGAGTTTTCTGTGCAATAGCCACTTCGGGACTTTGAACATCTAGTGTGTTAACAGGACCCTCTCCAACACTCATTAGTATAGAGTTTACAGCATCCAGTTCGGTGGACGTTGAATAAGAAATTACTGCCATAATAAAAAAGGGGACCCGAAGGTCCCCATAAAGGTATAGTTAGAATGTACCTTCTCCAGATGCAGCGCCAGCAAAAAGCTCGACACAAGCAGCAGGGTTTAGGTAGTCGGCACCCATTGCCAAGCGGCCAAGGATTACGTCACCCTGATAAATCACGGAGACATCACCACTTGTTACTTGAACGCTAGGTCCAATTGCTTCAACAACACCTGCGCCTTCCTTCTGGAAGATAAGGCCACAGGACTTACTGAAGTTTCCTTGGTTACCGTACTCGTTGTTGATACCAGTATCACTTGCGGTAGCAGTTTCAAGGGATTGCTGTACGAATGAACCTAAGTTACCAGGTGAGGTAGTTCCAGGGTTAGTCGCACTAGCATCTCCTCCAAGCTTAGTACCATACTCACCGAAGAACGGTACGTTCATCGACTTGTAAATCTTGATACCAGCAATCTCATAGACACCCTTACCTGATTGGAGAGCATCGCCTTGAGAGTCGCGGTTAACTAGGTAAGCACCAATACCAGATCCGTCTAGACCCTTAATAAGGGCATAGTACTGACGTGGACTTAGTACTGCAACACGTCCGTCTGTGCTGACACCCTTTTCATCGAGGGCTGCAGCGGCATCATAGAATGCATTTACCAAAGCATCAGGATCATAAGCATCAGATGCATTAGTTGTTGTACCTACACGGACTTGAGATCCGCCAGGTTCTACGAAGCCAGACTTAGTGATTGGGCTTGCTGCACGAGCACCACGGGTGACCGCACGGAAGATTAGACGGTCGTAC